CAGTTTTTGCTACGTGCAATATAGATTTAATCTTGTTATTTTCCATATTTGTATGAAATCCCCAAGGTCCGACATTAAATACTTCGAACATTTCTGGATGAATCATTCTAAACTTTCTCATCAACACACCTGCTTTTGCATTTGCTTCTGCTTCAATCTCTGATTCGTCAGACCCATCAAGGACTCTACCTTCCTCACGTTGCTTATGATGTACAAGTTCGTGAGCCAATGTTCTGAGTACATCAGCTAAATGGCGACCACCCATCACGACCGTAATGGTATCGGCGGCGGGATGATATTGTCCAAATGTTAAATTATGAGATGCGAATCCGTCAGTAGCAAACTTAACCCGTGGCAGAGACTTTAGTTTAAGTTCTGCCACAATAAATTTCATAAATTCTGTTATTAGAAATTTAGGGTCTTCCCGATGCATAGTGTTTACTTGACTTCACTTAAGAAGTCGTATACTAATGAGTCAATACGTGAATAAGGTGTAACAATTTGACTACCCTTATTTTCATTGATGAACGCACCGTGAGTACTTGGATTACTGACGATATCAAAACAAATAAGACTGAAATCGTCTTGGACTTCTACAGTACTTTCACCCATTTGACGAACTGACCCCATGCCACGCGACGAGACACCAAGACGAATGTTATTCTTGATGAGTTCACGAACAATGTTGCCCGATGGGGTAGAAAGGATTTCAATATTACCACGAACGTCCGTACCTTCAAACCATAAATCGGTAACGTTGCAACATACGTTCTTCAAGTTGACAACTGGACTTTCTGGATGGTCTAATTCACCAAGTGCGCGACGTTGTGCAACAAAGTTTTCTTTATATAGTCCTGCTTCTCTTGAAAGAATTTCCCGAGGATAAATACGACCGTTTTGATTCTTTGCTTCAGCACGTTGAAGAAGTACGTTCTTCAACATCAATGGCTTAGTTACATCGGCTGCTTCAACAAGAAGGTCTTTACCATATTCGATGACATTATATTCAACTAATAAATTCTTCATATTACTTTCCTCTGATTTCCCGAATCTTTCCTGCGAGATGAATAAGACGAGCTTCTAACTTAATAAGACTTTGTTGAGTGCGACGGTATAGTGCTTCACTTGACACGTTTGATTCTTTTTGTAGTCGAGCGTTCATCTTAATACTACGTTCGATTTCTTGAAGATTCTTATTGACTTCGGAAATAGCTTTTGCAATCTTTTGGGTAGGGGTAGCACTTTCATCCTTCTTATATGCGTGATACCGCATTTTTGCTTCTGCAAGATTTTCTTTTTGTAATTGTTCCATCGTGTCAGCTCTACGCTTTAATTCTTCTTCCCCACGATGTGATAACGTATATCCTAATTGTGTTGCAACATTCTTCATCTTTGCAACATTTTGTTTAATATTTCCACGGAATGCTTTAGCAGTCAAATATGCCCCAGCGCCCGCAGAAGTACTGATTTCTTCCAATTCTTCTTCTAAAACTTTACGGATATATGCTCTAAGCTTTTCTTCGTTGGTCATAGGGACTTGAGCTCCTTAAGGATTTCGTATCCAATTAACATAGCCGTCATATGATTTTCTTTGATGGTTGATGCGTTTTGAATACGTTGTAATTGTGTAACAACTTCTGCTAACTTAATACGAACGACCTTATCGGAGACTTTCTTTGCACGTTCAGTGATTTCTTTTGCTAATCTACGACTTTCTGACATAGTGTACTTCTTTAAATTACCAGTATTAGAAATATTATAGATATATTCTTGGAGAAGTTTCTTTTGTGCTTCATCCAATCCCTTGTACTTTTCATTAAAACGTTCAATTAAGATTCTGTAGGAAAGGAAGCGGATATCGTCGTCTTGACTACGGATGATAGATGCTAGTTCGTTATGTTCCTTGATTTCCTTAGTGATAATCTTTCCAGCTAAATGTTCCACAATAGTAAATTGACTATTTGCTAGTTCTTCAATAGTTGTAACATCACTAATCCCGTTGACCGCTGCATCGAAGCTCTTATAGATTGATGCGTAAATTTTATAGGAAGGAACGCGGGCTGCGAAGAATTCTTTCAAATCAAAATTCTTTTTAATTTCTTTAATTAAAAGATATTTTTGGGTATCTAATGCACTTTGGTCAAGATTCTTTCGTTGTTCACTTACTAACTTCAATAGTTGAAACGCCTTTTGTTCAGACAAGTTCTGAACATTAAAGAATGCGCGGTATAACATCAATTCCTTCCCCAATTCTTTCTTGGAGTTGAAGAATTCACGCATTAATTTGACGGCTGCCCCATTTTGTTTGTTTTCCATTACGTCAGCAGTAATTTGACGTACAAGAAGTTCAAATAAGATGCCGGTGTTTCTCAACTTATTGTGTTTGATACTAGATTTCATAAGATAATCCGCCATAAGTGAATAAATACCTTATCATATATTAAATAGTATGATAATTCCTAGTTCGTTAGTTTTCTATGTCTAAAATGTTATCTTCACTTAAGATACTAGGTTGTGCTGCGCCAGATTTATGGGCGTTTAGTTGTTTAATGAGGTTAGAGACTTCGTGGTTTTCTAAAGATAACGGTGACTTCTTAGTTGGTTTACGTAATTGTCCAACTCGCAGAGCCCCTAAATTTTCTCTATGACCGATTGGGTCACGACCCCGTGGGTGACTGTCTTGCCCGTACTTTACTCCTTCTTTTGGACGACCCATCTTTGCTTCTTCTAGTTCTGCTTCATCCCCAGATTCTTCTTCAGTTGGTACATCTTCTAATGATGCAAGAACATCGTCTACACTATCAAGTTTTGGTTCTTCTGCTGGTTGAGCTTCAGCACCATCAGTTGGTGTTTCGGTCGGCTGTTGTGCTTGTTGTTGCGCTGGTTGTTGAGCTGCATCTAACTTAGCCAACATTTGTACATCTTGTTCAATCTTTTCTTGTTCCTTTCTTGCATCATCTTGAGCAATTTGAAGAATATTGTGATATACCCAATCTCTAGAAAGGAACTTACTGTTAGCGATTTGTTCTGCCAACGAAACTTTTTCCTTCCAAAGATTAAGCTTTTCTTGTTCGTAAATGACCGATGGTGAAGTCATTTCTAGCTCAAAGTCAATCAATTCTTCGTCGGTGAATCCTTGGACATATAAGTGGATGATTGCAATCTTGGTAAGTTCCGAAACCATAATACGTTGAATACGTTCGATGGTACGTGCGAAACGAACGTCTTGTGCTGCTAACGATGCCTTTCCACTATTATCTTCTTCGTACCCAAGGAATGACTTCGGTACCTTGAACGCTGCCATTAGCTTGTTACGAAGATATTCGATATCTTCAATCGCATTGAATTGAAGGCCTGGAAGATTTGTGATGTCCGTACCAGAATCCTTACCACGAACTGGAAGATAGAAATCTTCGGTAATGTTCATCATGTTGTAACGAAGATTATAATCACCAGTCTTTGGGTCCACCAACGGTACCTTCTTCATGCGGTCAATGATACGTTGCATGTGGGTATCAATTTCAGATGGTGGAATATTTCCAATATCCACTAAGACCTTACGCTTATCTGGTGCACGCATAATACGATGAATTAACATCGCGTCTTCCATCAATTGAAGTTGCTTCCAGATACGGCGGCCGCCTTCAATCATAGCTTTTCCGTATGGAAGGAAATTGGTGTCAGAAAGTAAACGGAAATGTGCGATTTCGTAATTATCGAATTCTTTCTTGCCTAATGCCAAGAAATCATTTTCAATCTTAAACTTGACTGAGAATGGATTGCCTGGGTCTTGGCCTTCTACACGGATAGTTTCGTAAATTGAAAGCGGGATAACATTGACTACTCCATACTTTTCATCAATGTCTAAGAATAAAAAGAAATCTCCATACTTAGCCATATTTCTGACCCACGGCCAGAGATTGAATTCAACATTCAATACGTCATAGAATAAGTTATGGAGAATATCTTGAATTTGTTGGTTCTTTGAGCGGATACTAAGTACTTGGCCGAATTCGTCCTTTACAGTTGATTCGTCAGCATAAATGTCCATAACAGATGAAATGATAGGGTCATTATCCATCATATCATAATCACGGAACAATTGAAGTCGTGAACCTTGGAAGGCTGCAGAAGATTCGTATCTTCCGCCAGCCGCACCATATCCTCCAGTCATTGACGAATATACGCGGTGGTATCTATCAATACCGCGTCTATTAATAAATGACTGGATATTGTCGGTATCAGCGACTTTTAATTTTTTACCGCCTACATTTCGGACAACTGTATTTGTTGAAAACAGTTTCCGTAGGCGACCAAACACACTAGTATCTGCCATAACCCCTCACTTAGTAAGTAAGAATTAAATCGACAGCCTTCATAATTGGGAAGAAGTCGATTTCTTTATTATCTTCTGCGATATCTTCGAGAACAAGTCTGAATTCAGCGACCTTGCCTGCCAATACCATCTTTAATAACTTCCAGTGGTCGTGATTGAAGATAGTATATGGAGTTTCATTTAATGCTGTTGCTAAGGTCTTTAATTCGACATACGCTCCAGCTAACTTGTTTTGTTCGGCTTCACTTAATTGTGGTGCCAAATCTTCCAAAATAGCTTCAATACGTGTTAAACTAACACGATTTTCTACATTTTCTACTAATAAGTCCTTTAACTTTGTACTCATCTTATTTCTCCACATACTTCTTAAGTAATGTATAATATTTTGGGTTCTCTGTCAAGTGGGCGGCGGCGATTTTTGCCGTGGTAACCACATTTCCATTCGTAACGTCTTTATGTTCCATTTCGACATTCATACCCATATGGAATTCTTTTGGGTCAAATTTATAACCCATTTTCTTTAGAATAGCATCGGAAACTTTCCGTGAGACTTTTTCTTTCATATTACCATTTCCGACACGACCAATAACGAGCCTTGGTACGTGGGCCTGGGTTTGCACAATTATGACGTGCTCTAAATGAACGGCGACGAGCTGGATTCGACTTCTTAATTCTCATTGTCTTATCACCGAAGTTGACCTTCTTGACGTTTCCAGTACTTGGGTCTTTGACGAATACCTTAAACTTCTTTACGTCACCACGCATTGGTTTTCCAAGTGGAACCTTACGACCGTGATATTCTGCTTCTTCTAATGGTTCCTTAGCTGACCGTAAGATTTGCATTGCTAAACAACGTGGGCAATAATCTTCAACTATATCGTCTTCATTGATAGGTACACAATTTGGGACCATCTTTCCATTCATTTCTTTCATCCCAACTTGTTTATACCCGTCCCAACAGGCCTCAGTCATCTGTTCCATATTATTCTTCCTTTTTCTTGAAAGTTGAAACCATCGTTGGTTTCCCACCGGGGTTTCCTGCCTTCCGTTTTCTGGTTACCGCTGAACGCTTTTCACCTTTACTCATCGCTGCTGCCGAACGTGCGGGTCTGCACTTAGGATACTTTGAAGAGCCACCCTTTCGTTCTTTCTTACCAGCAGAAGCTCCACATGGTGGATGCTTGCCGGTCTTCGGGTCTTTTCGTGAAATGTCTACCCACTTTTGACGAATCCACTTTCCAAGTTCACCTTTGGTCTGGTACTTTTCGTCAAGGTCAATAGAGACTTCAGCAAGTAAATCAGATAATCGCGTCATACTGGTTTGGACTTGGTTTTGCCCCCACGCTTTCGCTTTCTGCGACCGGCGCAATGAGCTCGTTGACTAAACCCTTTTGGATTGCTACAATCAATAGACTTCTTATATTTCTTAGTCCATTCTTCTGGAATAAGGTCCATTAACTTAATCATTACTCTCCCTTCTTCCACCCACCGCCCATACTCTTGTACTTCTTTGCTGCCCACAAGTTAGCATATGCGGATGGATAAACCTTGAACTTTGCCCGAGCCGCTGCTTTAGCCTTAGCCCACTTGTCTGGACTAGTTGGGGTATTACGTTCTAAGATATCACTAATACGAGCACTACGAACTGCCAAATCTTGTGGGTCGGTGGCGGGCATTTCTTCTGGTTGTTCTTGACCAAAATCTCCTTTGGTTTGGTTAAACACCGCCCCATCGGAATACCCTTCTGGAAAAAAGTCTTTATATTTCATATTACTTTAAGAACTTAAGCTTATAGTGTGTACTAGAAATCAACCCAGAAATTTCATCAAGAATATTATTTAATTCACCGTCTTGTGGTAATTCTTTACGAACATTATCCACATATGACAATAAGCCTGCAAAGTATCGAAGGGTTGAGTCATCTTCAAAAATTTGGGTGGTTGGCTTGTATCCCTTAAGGATACCATAGCGACCTTGATAAGATTCTACATAGCTATCAATTAAGTCTACGATATCTTCATAATACCCTTGTAATGCCTTATGTTGCGCATAGGATGGAGTTTGAAGATGGAAGATATGTGCTTGTTCTCTACTAGCTAAAAGAACAGAGATGAACTTTGCGACTGCTTCCATTATTATTCTCCTTCTTCCTTAGCATGTGGATGATATCCCTTCTTCTTCATCCAATGTGCGAGTGCCCAAGGATTATCAATTTCCTTGTGCTTCTTCATCTTAAGAACGGTCTTTTCCCAGCCTTCCGGAGCTGCTTCATTAACTTCTTCCTTCATTGCTTCTAAGTCCTTATCAACTGGCATATCGGTCTTTTCTTCTTGACCGTATTCGTGATAACTTGTATTTGCTTGGTCTAAGTTGTTTTCTGCTACTGCGATATGGTCTTGAATCCATGCTGGAATATCTTTT